GGTTGGTGTCGGGAGAAGGTCCTCTTGGTCCATGTTTTGGTCGGGCAACTGGGTCAATGAGATTGATTCATTTATTTTGTCGGGTGTGGCGACAATATCAGCCAAATAGTCATCAATGTCGAATTTAACTTTTGTTCCTTTTGGAAGCATATTGGAACTGAGTACCTGAGCAATGCAGTCCATATAGGTTCGGGCTCCGAAGAGATATAGGTCCTCTCTGGCTTGCTTTCCTGATGAATATTGGTAAGCGCCAATATCAATTCCGCAAAGATAAGCCGGCACGTTGCAAATTCGTACCATCTCGAGTGCTTGGTAGTTGCTGGCTTCCATGAGGAGCATGTTGGAAGGATTGGCGGTTGTTTCGGTGTAATCCAAATCCTGCGACAGCGCAGCCGTTTGGTTGTTTTCACGAGCCGAGTTGAATTGTGCTGCAAGGGTGGAAAGTTCCTCAGAAGTCAAGGGTTCCCCACCGACTACTTTTAATACGCCAACGGGCATTGATGAGGCAGCGTTGCGGTACCTTGATTTTTCCAGACGGATAGCGGTTTGTACGGCTTGCTCTGACTGGTAGATGACGCCTTGGATAGGGCTAATAAATTGAATAAGATTCTCAGGGTCAATGCGTCCACCTTGAAAATAGACCTCTTGTGATGGGGAGAAAAACACGGGGCCGGCTTGGTCGCGGAAATTAACCATGCTGGCTGGAAGGCGCTGGACACTATTGGGGTAGCCGTCGGCAGTCCTTGAGTTAATAAAAAGTATCGCTTTTCCAAAGAAAAAAAGGTCATCAAGCAACCAACTCATGAACGTAGCGTACGAAAGTTGAGGGTCTGGAGCGTCTAACCATGCTCGAGGAGCCAAAGGTACCTCTTCCATTTCCTCGCCATTCCATTGCTCTTTATACATGCACAGAGGAGTAGCGGCGATAACAGACGCTAGTAAGTCCCTCGAGCGCGCGACCGTTGGGACCGACATCATATTTTGTCTTAAAGCACCGTCTGAATAAGAATAAAACTGGCCTACTGAACTGGAACCAATGTTGCCGGAACCGCCGTTGTAGCCGGAACCTGCCGCGGCTTTGATTACTGGCTGCTCTGGGCTTGCCGAAATCATTGCTTTACTGCTGCGGTTAAAAATAGCCATTATGGCCTTTCGATTAGTGACCACCGTGAAATCCCGACAATCTCACGGCAGTCTGCTCTAACTTATCTCATTTATTTTGCTATGACGAGCATTGCTCGCGTTCTCTGTACGGGTTTAGTAGATAAACAAATACTAAAGATGGCCATTCGGGCTAGTTCTATAGGGCCGGCTGATTTTTGGGACGATACCACATATCCGGCAGGAGTTTTAACGCCAACTGCTCGAGCGATATGTTCCGACAATGATTCTTGGCCGTTGTGCATAACACGCTTTTCATGAATCATCGTTCTAGCAATTGTGGTCATTTTGACTAGTTCTGAATAGCCAACAGTCTGATAACGTTTCTGTAATTGCACTGGGATATGTATTTCAAGTGATGGCGTGACTGCCAACTCCACTTTTGAATCTTCCATAATGGCCATGACACGTTGCCACATATCTGTTTCTGTTTCGCAAATAAAAGCAATTTTTACAAACGCTGAACCATTGACTGCGGTGCTTTGTACGCCTACAAACCTTGCATCGTCGATACTGCTGTCAATTGCTAAGACTGATGGGGTTCCTTCTGGGTATTCTTCGGTTGTTTTGCATTTGTCCCACGCCCCCATTTCTAGCCACCCACCTCTGGCCGACTGCCATTGATTAAGGTGGGCACGCATAAACGAATCTTTTTTGGACACTGCCCGTAAGGCTTCAATGGTGATTGTGGTACCCAATGCAGGGTTAGCCCACCGCCAGAAGGTTTCGTCCATTGGGTTTACCGTTTCGCCGTTAAATACTTGAGGCATTGACCATTCGGCAAAATACAGAAGGCTGGTACGGCCTGCGTCTATATCTGCTAAGGCTTGCTCGCGTAGTTGAATCATAACTGTGGACGATTCGTCTCCGGCGGTTGACCACATAGAAAGTAAGGGCGACTTACGAGCAATCTGGCTCGGTCTGAGTGCTGAATCCACTACGGAGCCCTCAATATCAAAAAGTTCGTCGCAAATAATCAAGTCGAAACTGCCACCATGCAGGTTTTTATTGGCTGCTCTAATTTCCCAAGTAGAGCCATTAGGCAACGTGACAGATTTACGGCCCAACGCTGCCAACTGTTTAGCCCCAAAAAATTCCACCAAAACAGGAGCCAAAATGGGGAACAAACTTTCGGCGCGGTCCAAACGGTTAGCAACAGATAACACATTCATAGACCGGCCACGCATAACGCTGTATTCAGTTAAAAACCAACCAATAGCGGCAGTCAAAGCGGTCGATTTTCCGCATTGTCTACTAGTGCTGCACAACGATTCACGATAAACAAAATCCCCATTTGCATCATGAGAAAACTGGCCACTAAGAGCCCGGACCTGCCACGGCATCAAAAAAATCCCCTGAAACTTCAAAGCCCAAGCCGCAATAAGAGGCCCATAAGTATCTCCCCCCACAGAGACACTTTCCAATCGGGGCTGTTCCCTGCCAATCTTCCACCAATCAGGGTCAACCTGTTCAGTTCCGGCTAGTTCTGGCTGGTCTTGGCCAAAAAAAGAGTGAGAGTTGCCTAGGGTCGGGGGCAGTGGTGTGTCATAAAAAAAGGTTTGGGGGGTGGTGCGTTGTTGTTTTGTTTGTGTCTTGCGCTTGGCTTGGAACAAAGCACCTCTAGTAGAGTTGCACTTTTTGCATGACGCAACTAAGTTCTCTATTTCGTCTGTGCCGCCTATTGCATGTTCTATGAGGTGGTCGGCTTCTGTGGCTATGCCGCCGCACCAGTGGCAGGGTGGATTTCCTTGGAGTATGAGGGCCCTGTTGGCTCTGTATGTGGTGTCTGCTGTTCTCTTTGGCATGTGTGTGTCCCTGTCGGTGGTGGTGTGTGTATGTTACTACCGCCCTTGCTGCGCTGCGGTTGCTCTCGTGTGTTGTGTTGGGTGTTGGGGTTTGTGTTCCCCACAGTTCAGACCATGTGGGTCTTGGTTGCCGGACACGTTAGAGAAGTGGACACCATTCGTATTTGTGACGTTTAGACGCTGCACGATGGCTTACCTCAACATCACTTCACGTTAGTCATCACATGAGGTTGGGCGCATCGCTCTACCCTACTTTCGTAGTGTGCATACCAACAGAGTGCAATTCCCTATGTGGCCCTTGGTTGTGTTCAGTTGTGAGAGAGGGTCAGTCTTTGCGTATGCCCTGTAGACAGGCAATGCCTATAGATATTAGAAGGGCGTACCATGCGAGGATTAGCATTGGGAGAGCCTTGTACTGATGAAGTCGATATCCCACGGACGCCAAAGATAGCACTCAACGTGGGGACTAAGACGCTCGAGCCAATCATCTTGTGCTGGTGTGGTTTTCCCTGTGGTTGTTTTCAACTCGCACATAATGACGCCTCGAGTTCTGTGGGCCATCACAATGTCTGGAAATCCGGGGCTACCTGTTGTTATCCATCGTCCTTTAGAAGTCATTGATGGCGTGGAATGGTGAAACGACCAACCGTACAAATATGCCAATGCTTTGACTTGTTGCAGGAAGGCCGTTTCGGACATCTCTTTCATTTGTCTTTGCCGAGCATGAATCCCAACATGAAAACGCTAAAAACCATGATGACAAATGACAGGAAGGCAACCATTAGAACGGTTCCTCTGGTGTGTCATAAACTGGTGCCTCTGGCTCGCCATTTTTGAGAGCATCAATCGCTTTTGATACTTCAAATTTGCTCATGGAACCAATGTTTAACGGTGGCAATTTGCCTGCCTTTTTAAGTTCGGCCTTGTAAAGCCACAATTGTTTTTCTGATGGCAAGTTAGAGGGTTCCGTGATTCGTGTCTCACCTTGCATACGCTGGACTTTGCCCATCTCTTCCCTACTTGGGCGTTTAGATGGGTCGCTGCCGGCGAGGTTGTAGTTAGCAAGTCCGCGGCCAACGGCCCCAGTTTCCGCGTTAGCCAAATGCGATGTTTTATTTATGTGAGACGAATTACGCACCTCTTCTTCCCACCCTGTAGATACCAGTACGTCTCCTATCCATATTTCTGCCTTAAACACGGCTATGTCAGATAGATAGTGAACTAGGTCTGTGATGATTCGACCATCTGGGTGTGCATCGTAGAATTTGCTGATTCTGCTGGCTACTGGCTCATAGTCCTCGAGATTAAAGGCCACGGGCGTACTCATTTGTTATGCGGTTTAATTCTGTTTCAATGCGTAGCAGCGCCTCTTTGAGGAGTTTGATTTCTTGCTCTTTGGCGTAAATCATGTCTGCTACATCATCGTTGTGGGTGTACTCAAGACTCATCGCTAACCATCTTTGCACTGCTGAGGTATGAAATACCTTTAGATGGGCCTGAACTGTTTAGTGATGGGTGCCATGAGTCGCGGATTGTCTCAGCAATGTTAGGCAGGGCGTGTAATGCTCCGACGGCTTCCATGATGACGCTGGCCTCTTTGAATTTGAGTTCAAGGGCTAAGTTCATGCTGATATTGGTTAGTTTGGCGATTAATTCGCCGGTGCTAGTTTCCATTGTTTTTCCTTTGTTGTTTGTGCCATTCGGCATTTGCTTTTTTGCAATCTTTGCACGTTGGCTCTTCGTGCCTTAAATGTCTTTTATACGCTGAGCGTGTGCCACACATAGCGGTTATGGGTTTGTTAGGCATTATTTGATTACTGAGGCCCAAAAGATTTGGTCATAGTTATCGGTAAAACCACAAATTTCTAATGCATGTGCTTCGCTTGTCGCACCTACTTCGCATACTTTTTTTGGGCCGTAGTTGACATAATCTCCAAAGCCGTCAAATTCGTCGTATGTGGCTGGCTTAGCCATGTAGACATAAACGCCGTAGGTTTCATTTTGTGTTGTGCTTGTTTCCATGTAATCAGTATAACCACATGTAACCACAGAACGCAAGTCATTTAGCAATTTCTTTTCCACCTTGCCACCAAAGGGTTTCGAGACTCACAGATAAACCTTTGCAATGATTTCTGGCCACGCAGGCAGCCCCAACCCCAAGGACCTACGCGCCAAATCGTGCGACCATCAGGATTTATATGGCTCTTAAATGCAATAGCATCGGCCACTTTGACCTGTTGGCGTGGTGTCAATCCTTTAGCACTGGGATAATCGGACCAGTTGCGCCATGTTGCCCTGTGGATACCTAGGCCACCTGTATACGATTTTGTCGAATGGGCCCAATTGCCCCCTGTTTCGCACATGGCCAAACCGTCGTAATATCGGTCCTCGAGTACGCCGTGGTATTTGCCATGCGGTGACGTTGCCGCCAAGGCTGGTGTTGGAATGGATAAGAGCGTGAAAAGGGCTAAGGCCATGATGCGTTTCAGGTTTTTTCAACTTCGATAGGCAGAGACCAAGTCAGGTAGGGAGCCGACCGTCGGGCGACTGTAACTCTAATATGTTCTCCTGTTTCCAAATCCGTGAAGATTTGAACGAGTGTCAACTTATCTCTAGAGACTAGTGGGGTGTATCCCCATGTCGGGAGCATTAACGCTTCCAGTAGCGGTTGGCTACCTTAAAGTAAGCCCACGATAAGGACCACCCAAATAGGGCGGCTATCAACATTTGTTCGTGATTGTAGGTTTTCATGCCCAACCCCGAACCATGTTTAGAC